TAAAGCTGCATTAGCAGAAGGTATTGTGCCAGGCGGTGGTGTTGCTTTACTTAACGCTTCACAGACTATAGTAAAACAAGATGAAGGTTACGATATATTATTAAGTGCTATAACAGCGCCTTACCATACTATATTAAAAAACGCTGGATTTGATGATGCTTTAAACCCTAAAGAATATGTCGAAAGTAATAAAGACATAAATGATAGAGACTGGGCAGGTGTTGGTATTGATGCCACTTGCGGATGTTATAAGAATATGATTGATAGTGGAATTATAGATCCAGTATTAGTAACGAAAGCAGCTTTAAAAAATGCAATAAGTGTAGCGACTACAATTGTATCGGCTGATTGTATAATCTCAAACGTAAGAACTCTTGAAAGCAATTAATTATTACATCGTTATCGATAAAATAAAAGAAGCGCCGAAGACAGTAGGTGGTCTTGAATTAACTGAAAGTCAAAATAAAGACATTAGGTACTTAAAGGCGAAAGTCATAAGTTCTGGTGATAAAGTAGATTACATAAAAAAAGATAGTATTATAAGGTACGACAAGCATGCAGGTCATGGTATTGAATGGGACGATAAGATGTACCATGTTATTACCATCAATGATGTTGTTTTAGTAGAATGAGATTAACTTCAAAAGATCTACGAGAAATGAATTTGTTTAAGTATTACAGGCTTGTTAGAAAATGGGCTTGTAAAACTTATGACATAAAAGACGCAGATCTTGAATTGCTATTTTATTTAGATTGTAAAAAGCATTTTACACGTAATGATTTTATAGAAGGTGTGTACACATACTCCTGGGATAAAGCTAGATGGGAAAGATTAAGAACTGGAGGCTGGATTGATGTATGGAGCCAAAGAAACAGAACAACAAAAAAGTTTACTGTATATACAACATCTTTTAAATGTAAAAATTTAATTAATAGAATATATAGAATACTATTAGCAGAAGAAGATTTACCAACATCTTCAAGAAGTAAATTTTATAAAAACAAAACATACACGGACAAAGTTTATAATAAAGCTATTGACGATATGATAAAAGATAAAAATAGATAACTAATAAATATTAAAAATGGGATATTCAGGATTTAAAGGAATTGGTCCAAACAAAATTGGAGCAAGAAAAGGTGGAGCTGTGTCACCTGCTAAAATGTACGGTGGTAAAAAAGGAGATGAATCTAAAAGTAAATTAGATTACGAATCGCCGGCAAAGCAAACAGCTAAGCAAAAAGCAAACTTACCAAAGCAAATTGTAGATGCAATTGCTGCTAAGCAAGGGAAGTCACCAGCTAAAAAAATGAACAAAGGAATGAAGTATGATATTAAAGAGGCTTCAAACCAAAGTTTAAGTAAATCCGCAAGAAAACATTATGCGGAAAATGCTCAAGCTGCTAATAAAGGCGGATATGGCAATAAAGAAAAAGGTAGTCCAGCAAAACAAAAAAAAGTAAACAGGGCTGATGGCGTTCAAGTAAAAGAAGTGCCAAAAGTTGTAAAAGAAGAAGTTGGAAAAGCAGGCAAAAAAGTTGGCAACTTTATTAAAAAAGTTGGTAAAAAGGTGGGTAATATAACACTTACTAAAACTAAGAAAGAAAAAATAAAAGAAGCACAAGAAAAGCTTAAAAAACTAAAAAGAAAGTAGTATGGCATTTAAGTTGAAACCTCATGCAGAAGTATTCGGGATACACGAAAAAACATCTCAATTTGGTACTCCTGTTATTTTAAAAGATGATTTGGAAAAAGGGGTTGAAGCTGAAGCCAATAGAGACGGTACTATTTTTGTTAGCTCTAAGTTATCGGATAAAAAAATAGAGGAGGCGGTTGCCCATGAAAAAGTTCATTTAGATCAATTAGCTTCTGGTAGATTACAATATTCAGCTGATTCTGTGACTTGGAAAAAAGACACTAGAAGCCCAGCTAGAGTATATAACAGAGCTACTATGAATGAAGGCCACCCTGATTTCGAATGGGAAAAAGAAGCATATAAACAATCATAATTATGGCAATTACATATAGAGGACAAGCTGGTAGGCTTAATAAAATAGAGTCTAAACAAAACGCAAGCGGCTTCCAAGAAAAATCAGATCCAGGACCAAGACAAGGTGTTGGCGGTGAAGATGTATCTTTAAAGCAAGCACAATTATCTTTTAAGAAAAGATTTTCATCTCCAAGCAAAAAGAAAAATTTTTATGGTGGTGAAGCTTATTTTCAAGATGGATATGGTGGCGATCTTGCTAGCCCTGCTAAAATGAATCCTATAACGCAAAAATCTAAGTCTTCTCCTTTTAAAATAAATGAATCTTTAGTGGCAGGCGCTGCTGTTACTGGTAAAAAGTTTGTAGATGTTAATTCTGCAGTAGGTGAAGCTTTTGAAGAAAAAGAAGAACCTAAGGCTGCTGATTTAAGCACAAAGGATGAAGACAAAAAAGACGATACAATAGACAAGATTAATTAGCCACTAAGGCTATAACTCTTGGAATATAACCATCAACAAAAATAAAACAACTAATCATAATGGGAATTAAAGGAAAAAAGAACGTGCCAATTACGGCAAGAGTAAACGCGGGTTTATTTAATCAAAAAAAGGGTGTAACAGAACCTGTGCTTAATGTAGGCCCAGCTGGCGTATACGGGAATAATCAAACCAAAAATATCCCATCACCAAGTAAAAAAAGAGGTTATACTATGAAAGCATCTCCTTTTAAGCAAAAAGCTGATGAAGGTGATATCAAAGTTATTACGCAGGATCCAGATACAAAGAAAGAAGTAACTGTAAAAGGTAAAGATAAAAAAGTATATACTCCGCCAAAAAGAACAAAAGAAGGTGACGAAGCTTACGCTAAACTAACTCCAGAACAAAGAAAAGCCCAGGACGATAAGTATAAGAAAAAAAATACGAAGGTAGTTAAAGGTAAGGACGAGAAAAAAACAGTTATAGTTAAAGGTAAAAAAAGAGAAAAGCCTGTTCAAATTAGAGACGCTGAAGATACGCAAACCGCTAGAGAAAGAAGTAATACTGTGAGAGGTGGCAAGCGAATGAATCGTAAAGAAAAAAATGCTGCTATTAGAGAAGCAAAAGCACAAGCTAAAATAGATAATCCAGACGACAGAAAAGCTAGAAGGAAAGCTGTTAAAAAAGCTAAGAATAAAGCTAAGCTTACGCAAGCACAAAAAGATAGAAAATTAGCTGCTGCTTCAGGGGCTGGTGCTCAAAGACAAGCTGAACAAAATAGATCTATATCTGCTAGGAAAACTGGCACTGTAAAAAGTAACGAAAGAAGCTTAAGAGAATCTGATATGTCTTCGGATACTAAAAAGAAATTAGTTGATAAGCAGTTAGGGGTTAATAGCCAAACGGCTAAAAAAACTAATCCAAATGTTTCAGGAGTTTCTAAAGAAGATTTAGAAGGAACAAACAAAAGTAAAACGAATAAAAAAAACTAAGATATGGCATTTAAAATGAAAGGTTCTTGCTTTCAAAGCCCTCTTAAAAAGTCAGCGGCTTGGGAACGTAAAGAAGGAAAAAACCCTGAAGGTGGTTTAAATCAAAAGGGTGTTGATTCTTATAGAAAAGAAAACCCTGGATCTAAATTACAAACAGCAGTAACAACAAAACCTTCTAAATTAAAGAAAGGAAGTAAAGACGCTAAAAGGCGTAAATCATTTTGTGCAAGAATGAGTGGGATGCCTGGACCTATGAAAAAGCCTAACGGTAAACCTACAAGAAAAGCGTTAGCATTAAGGAAATGGAATTGCTAAAATGAAATCAAAAGGATTAGGAGATACCATAGAGAAAATAACCAAAGTAACCGGAATAAAGAAACTAGTAGATAAACTACCTGGTGATTGCGGGTGCAATAATAGAAAAGAAATGTTAAATAAAGCATTTCCTTACAAACAAAAACCAAACAATTAAATTAAATTATTATGAGTAAATTAAAAACAGTAGACGTAGATCACAAAGAAGTAAAGTCAATTTCTGAAGAGCAATTAAAATCATTGCAAGAAACAGTAAATAAGCAAAACCAAATACAAATGCAAATTGGCGGTATTGAAGGGCATAAAGCCGGTTTAGTATCCCAGTTGCAAGAGGTAGTTAGTGAGTTGCAAAAATTGCAAGCTGATTTAGAAAAAGAACATGGTGCAGTTAATATTGATTTAACTACAGGGGAAATTAGTGAACAAGATGTCCCAGCAAGTAATTAGAAAAATCAGTGTTGGAAAAGACTATAAGAATGACGCTATGCACTATGCTGTTGGACAGGAAGTGTATGGCGGTCATACTATAGCCCATATTGTAGAGGAAGAAGAAAAGTACTCTATCTACATTACAAAGAAAGATATGTTGATGCCTTGGAAAGATTTCAATAAGAACATGTCTATATCCGTGGAATATGATCTTTCATGGTAAATGCACAGTGTATTTAATTATTTAGTTGAACCGAAGGGTAGTAGGTCAACTGGAAAAAAAAATATAGAAGGACAAGAACTATTATTAAATACAGACTTACAAAATCACGAATACGTAAATAGAATAGGTACCGTGTTAAGTTTACCACTAGTAACAGTATATAAAGAATTAAAAGAAGGTGATGATGTTATTGTACATCATAATGTGTTCAGAAGATTCAGAGATGTTAGGGGTAAAGAGAAAGATAGTAAGAACTACTTAAGTGAAAATGTATATTTAGTTCAACCAGATCAAGTATATGCTTATAAAAGAAATGACGAATGGAAAGCCTTAGAAGGTTTTGTATTTGTTATGCCTATAAAAGAAACAAAAATGTTTTCGGTAAATGATGAAAAACCATTAATAGGTATTGTAAAATACTCAAATGGTGAATTTGAAAAAGAGCAATTGATAGGGTTTAGACCAAATTCAGAATATGAATTTATAATAGAAGGGCAGAGGTTATACCGAGTACCCGTCAATTCAATTACAATCAAATATGAACATCAAGGAAACGAAGAAGAGTATAATCCAGGCTGGGCACAGAGCAGTTGAGGAACTTATAAAAGTAGCTAAAGAAGATATAGTTGATTCAGATGATGACATATCTGCTGATAGATTAAAGAATGCTGCAGCTACTAAAAAGCTTGCAATTTTTGATGCTTTCGAAATACTTAATCGCATTGAGGAGGAAGAAAGAATATTAGATAATAAGCCTAAGAAAGAAATTGAAACAACTTCATTTGGTGGGTTTGCAGAAAAAAGATCTAAGTAATGTATAAACAAACTTTATACGAGATCATAGAGCCAGTAAAACGTACTACCTTATCTAGATTAAATAAAGGTAAAAAATGGGAATACGGTTATAACAAAGAACACGATATAGTTGTTATAAGTAAGACTGGGCAAATAGGCGAAATATACAATATACAAAATCTTAAAATAGCTTTACCTAAATCACCTGGTAAGCTTAGTAAAGTTACAGATAAATGGACACCTGAAGAATATCCCAAACAATTAAAAGGTATTAAAATTATTTTTGATTGGAGGGATTATCCTGAGGGATTTAAAAAAACTTGGGGGAAATATATAGATGAAAATTTCAATAAAAGAGAATACGGTCACTGGTTCAATAATAAGGGTGTGGATACTTACATTACTGGTACTCACTTTATGTACTTGCAGTGGTCCAAGATTGATGTTGGGCAACCAGATTTTAGGGAGTCAAACAGATTATTCTATATATTCTGGGAAGCTTGCAAAGCAGATCGAAGATGCTACGGTATGTCTTACCTCAAAAACAGACGTAGTGGATTTTCATTTATGGCCTCAGGGGAAACAGTTAACATGGCCACAATATCAAGCGACTCAAGATTTGGTATATTATCCAAGTCTGGTTCTGATGCAAAAAAAATGTTTACCGACAAGGTTGTACCAATATCAGTCAACTACCCGTTCTTTTTTAAACCAATACAAGACGGTATGGACAGGCCAAAAACTGAGCTCGCCTACCGTGTACCCGCTTCTAAATTTACAAGAAGAAAACTTGATAACAACGAGTCTAAAGAAATACTCGCTGGCCTGGACACAACAATCGATTGGAAAAACACAGGGGACAACGCTTATGATGGAGAAAAACTTAAGTTATTAGTTCATGATGAGTCAGGGAAATGGGAAAGACCAAATAACATTCTCAACAATTGGAGGGTTACTAAAACAACATTAAGGTTAGGATCTAGAATTATCGGTAAGTGTATGATGGGTTCAACATCAAACGCTTTAGATAAAGGAGGGGATAATTTT